ATGCCCAAAATCGTCCGCCCCCTCTCCGTCAGCCAAGTAAAAAATGCAAAGCCGAAAGACAAGCTATACAAGCTATCAGACGGCGGCGGCCTTGCCTTATGGGTATTGCCCAGCGGCGGGAAGTCGTGGCGGCTGGCATACGCTAGGCCGGAGGATAAAAAGCAAGACACCATGACACTTGGACTATATCCCGATTTCAGCCTTGCCGATGCCCGCGATTGGCGAGACCAAATCAAAGCCAAGCTGGCGCGTGGTATCAATCCCAAAGCAGAGCAGCCTGTAGAGCTGGATACTGCATACCAGTTCCAGCACCGCCTATATGATTGGCATCATAGATGGGCAATAGAGGGCGGGAAAGACGGCAGCGGCAAAAATCCAAAATATGCCGCCCAAGTGATGGCCGCGTTAGAAGCCAACATCCTGCCGCATTTCATCGACCGTGACGTGCGCACCATTACCACCGCCGAAGTTGTGGCCGTCTTGCGGCAGATGGAGGATAAAGGCGTCCTCGAATACCTGCGCCGCACCAAAAGCAGCCTAGGCTTGTTTTTTGATTACCTCGTAGCAGATGGCACTATCCCCATCAATCCGACAAAAGTTATTGGCAGGCAGGTATTCAAACGTGCACAAGAGCGCCACTTCGCCGCACTACCATATACCGACCTGCCTTTACTGATTGAGCGGCTGGAAACATCGCCGGAGATAGGGTTGCGTGCCAAGCTGCTCATTTACTGGCAACTGCTCAGCATGACCCGTCCCAGCGAAGCTGCCGGAACAGCGATTGCCGAAATCGATTTAGACCGTGGGCTGTGGGAAATCCCTTTGCAACGCATGAAAACCAGGGCGCATATCGTGCCGCTGAGCAGCGCCCTACTCCGGATCTACCACGAAGCCCGGCCATTGAGTGTAAACGGTGTCTATTTGTTTGAGGGAAGAGGCTACCTGAAACCTATCGGCGTGGATACAGCCCGCATCAAACTGCACGCCGCGAACATCAACAGCAGCGGCCACGGGCTGCGTAGCCTTGCCCGCACCTACCTGCGCGAAGTCCATCACATCCCGCATGATGTGGGTGAGATGCTGCTATCGCATACCATCGGCGACCGCACCAACCGCGCCTACAACCGCGCCGAGCTGCTAGAGGAGCGGCGGCACTACCTTGAACTATGGGGGCAGGATGTTATGGCTTTGCGCGATAAATTCAGCCAGTAGCGCGGCGCAAACCAAATAGCCGAGACTGTTTAGAGTATATCAAGCAGGCATAAAAAATAGCCCGAACCAGTAAGGATTACTTACCAGTTCGGGCTATTCTTTATTGCCGGTTTGACAGCATGCCGCCGGGACGGCTTTCTCTTGCCAGCACTTCGATGATCTTGCCATCAAGCATCCTGGCAATTCGTCGGCCTTGCTCACTATCGGCCTTACTGTCCGATTCAGCATTACCGGTTTGGCTGATACTTACCGAAATATTGACGTTATTCTGCACTCCGCTGCCGCCTTGCGCGGCTACGCCAAGCTTACCGTTCGGCGCACGGGTAAGCGGCATAATAGCCTCCGGCCCCGCCTCACCCATCACGCCAAAGCCGCCACCGTGGGCGAACATCGTCGGGCGGCTGACAACTTGGTTTGTGAACACCCCGCCACTGGCGAAGAATTGCAGACCATTATTAAATGCACCGCCGTCAGCAAACGCTCCACCACCTCCGGCAAAGCTGCTTACCAGCCGCATCGTCGCCATGCGAATGAAGATTTTCGACAAATCCTGCAAAATAGATACTGTCATATCCCGGAAGTTCGCCTTGCCGGTTGCCACAAAATCCCCCAGCGTGTTGCCAAGCGTGTCAAAGGTATTACCAACCATATCAGCCATCTGCTCGCGCAGCGTGCCCATTGATTTAGCATACTTGTTGACCCCGTCTCTGATGCCGCCCAGCCAGTCTTCGCCGCGTTCCTCTTTGATTCGTTGGATGGCATCGTACTGGGCAAGGATGGCATCGCGCTCCTCGTTCATCTTGGCAACGTATTCCGGCGACATGCCGGCTGTTTGCTGCCGCACCTTCAAATCAAGCTCACGGGCATAGCGCAGGCGCTCGGTTTCCGCTTGCGATTTACCAAGCAGCCCGACTTCAAACTCCATATCCTCCAGATGGCGCTTGCCGTCCAACTGGAAAGCCTGTACCGCATTCAGCTGTTCCTGGGCGTGGATTTGCTCATACACATTGCGGATAGCCTTGCGCTGGTCTTCGCTGAACTTGCTGTACCGACCGCCAACCTTGTTCAATTCAGCGTCGAACTCCCGCAGCGTGGTGAACTGGTTTTTAAAGCCGTAGTTTTCCATATCGGTAAACTCGGCTTTAATGGCGTTCAGCTTTTCCCGCGTAGTGGAAAGCTCTTTATTGAACTGCTCTTGCAGTTTTTCAGCATCAGATTTCCCTCCGCCGCGACGCTTACTTCCACCGCCGCCTGACGGCCGTGCAGTACGCTTTCCTCCTCCGCCAAACTGTCCGCCAGCCGCTTTATTTGCTGCTGAGCGAGCCCTCGCCCCGCGAAAATAGTTTTGTAGACCGCCTTGTGCCTGAGATTCCACCCTCGATCCGTAGATAGCAGACCAGCCTGGATTATTCGATGGGCGCTCACCAAAAGCATAAGGGGCATTGATACCGCTGCCCCAATTCACCTTCCCAACCGTGCCGATATTCACGCCTGGAACATTATTAGCCAAAGCGATCACGCTGTTGATGCCGTCAATCGCACCGTTTACCAGTTTGCTGATCCATTCCAATGCCGACTTGGCCGCCCATGCCGCCCCGTCTTTGATGGCCTGCCACAAATCGCCGAACGCATTGACCATGTATTCAACTGCCGACACAATCAATGCCGCCATCGCATCAAATACTTTGCCGACACCTTCAAGAAATCCCCAAAAACCATCTCCTACTTCGTCAAAGAAACCACCGAAAATCCCCGTGGATTGTGCAGCATTATCTTCTGCCGAAGAAGTCATATCGATATAGACTGCCTCTACCAGATCAGCCAATCCCTGGTAGCCGGTCTTAATCAGATCGAACACATCCCCGCCGATAATCCCCAGCGCATCCATCGCATTACTCAGTTCGCCGGTGGCGGCCAACACGGCCACAAGCCCCGCTGCCACCGCCACAAACGGATTCGCCAGCATAATTGCCGCCATCCGGCCGAATGCCAAGCCGACGTTGTAGGCGGTAATCTGGACAGCTGATAGCATTTGAAGCAGGTAAGCGAAGCCGATCACGCCGATAATTTGCGCAAACGTTTGCAGGTTGTCGGCAATGAATTTAATCCCCTGAGCAAATACCGACATTACCCCCGTACCGTTGAGCATCTCATCAACCAGCGCGGCAAAATTATTTTTCAGCACTGTCAATGAGCCGCCCAGCGTAACCTGCATATTTCCGGCTTGTTCTGCCAGTTTCCCGCCTGCCGCCGTTACCGCTTCCACGATCACATCAGAAGTCAGCTTGCCGTCAGCAGCCATTGCGCGGATTTCCGCCCGCGTTTTACCCAGATGCTCGGCCAGCGTATCCAGCAGGATAGGCGCAGCCTCAGAGATTGAGCGGAACTCATCGCCCTGTAAGCGCCCGGAACCCAAAGCCTGCGACAGTTGGAACAATGCCGCCGCCTGCTCCTGCGCCCCAACGCCGCCGACACGCATCGCATTATTCGTGGCTTCCACAAACTGCAACACCTGTTTCTGCGAATAAACCAATAGTGCCCGGACCGGTAGCACCATATAGTGAGAACTCGTAGCGGTAGGTTTTCTCCGTCACTATATCTCCGCCAGATTCACGGAACGGGCGGCGGCTACGACCCGAATCACGCATAAAGTTGGCAATTCCCCGGGCACGGAGCGAATCTAAAGTTATGTTTAAACTGCGATCGCCCAACCCGATTTCGCGGCCATCGGCAGCCACCACCGTTAAATCCCCGCCGGGGCGGCGCAACACCTGCCGCTGCCGAAACGTCACGCTGCCGATCAGTTTCGGGCAGTACAGGTGCTTACTGAGCACATTCAAGCCTTCGGCGTTGTACACCGCCAATCCGTAATCATCCATTGTAATACCCATATAAAAACTGTCTGCCGGCGAAAGCCCCGCCGTAATGCGGGACGCTGCTCCATAACCCACTGGCTGCTTGGTAGCTGACTACCCAACACAAGGACGCGCCGTCAAAGTACACCTCCACCGAATGCTCCACATCCGCCGAAACGGTGAACGCGTGAAACACCGGCATAATGAAGATGCCTTTGAACTTTTCGCGCAGCGGGAACAGGATGTCCAAGTCAATACGCCCGGTTGTGGTATTCCCCAGAATAATGACCCCTTCGACCACTAACGCCGAATCCAAATTGGTATCCAGCACATTGCCGTTGTTGTCATACATCTGGATGCCGTATTCATCGGCCATCATGTTCTCCTATCAATCGCCCCAGTTGGTGAGCTTACCCACCCGCACCGTCACATGGCCTTTCTCGTTACGCACAATCAGGCCGCGATAATCCAACTGGGTGCCCACCTTGCTGTTTGGGTCGGAACGCAGTTGCGCCCCGTGCTCTTTAGTCACGATGAAGCGCCCATCCGCCATATGCAAGGTACCGCCCCGGATGTCCGGTGCTTCGATGGTTTGGTTGGCCTTGATGTGCCGCCCCAAAATCGAGCCGTCGGCAATTAAATCCCCGTTAAAGTAGGTTTTATCACCGGTTACGGTGAACATCGGCAATTTCTTGTTGTTCCACAGCACCAGCTTGTCAGCCTGAATCACTACCTCGGACTGACCGCTGGTACCGTCCGCCAACAGCGAGATACCGCCCACCACCTTAGTGCCGGTGCGGGTATCGGTGCTCACTTTCAACGTGTAGGCCGCGCTTAATTTGCCGTTTAAGTCGGCAAACGACTGCGCCACCTGCGTTACCGATGCTTTAGCTCCGGCCACTTCGCTTTCCACCGCCTGCACTTTCCGCGCCTGCGCTTCGGTTCGGGTGGTGAGGGTTTTCATCTCCTCGGCTACAGTGGCGATTTTGTCGCCGAACTGCGAACGAACGGCGTTGATGCGTTTGGATAACACATAATCCGCCTCGTTCATTTGGCTGTAAAAATCCCACTTGCCGGCCTGCTTGCCGGTATTACCGGCCATGCCGTTGTTGTTACCGGCCAAGTTGCCCACCAAGTTCAGCAACTCTTCCCCGGCGCCCGGCGCAAACTGCTCTTTGCCGATTTTGCCTTTCAGTTGTTCGAGCAGCAGGCTGGGGTCGTCGCTGCATACCCCGTCCACCGGCGCCGTCCATTCTCCGGCCAGCCCGGCGCTGTCCACCAAGCGCAGCCAGAAATACCAATGCTCACCGGTCTTGACGTTGGTAAGCTGGTAGTCGGTTTGCGGCGCAGGCAGTTTCGCCAGCGGCATTGCCTGATTAAAATTGTTGCTCCTACCGTAGCGGATTTCAGTGTGTGCTTCCGCCAGCAGCGGGCTGGGCAGCGTCCAATTTAGGCCGATGGCAAACAGCTTGGGCGTGGGCCGCACCCCGGTAATGGTGTAATTCAGGCTCCAAGCCTTTTCCAGCGGTTTAGACAACACGCCGCGCGCGGTGCGGCCGCGGATTTCGGCGCGGTAATCGCCGTTGGGCAGCCCTTGCAGGCTGATTTCGGCACTGGGCGCATCCGGAATATGCCGCCACAGCCGGCCGTCTTTAAAAATCTTGATGTCGTAGCTCACCACCTGCCCGTCGGCACTCAAATTCTCCCAGCTTAGGGTCAAATCCCGCCCGTTGGTCGATAAGTTACTGTTGCCGAGCTGCGGCTGGCGGCCGTATTTGGTGGTTGCCCCCGCTTCAAACAGCGCGCTGTTGTCCACCGCCGCGTATTTGGTCGGGTCATGCCGCAAGGCGGTAATGGTGTACGTGCCATCATCGGTATTTTCCTTGATGCTTACCGCCCGATACTGGCGCGGCACCACCTTGCCGGACAAAGCCCAATGGTCGTCGTAACCCAGCCCTGACGGGTCGCCATCCAACAGCAGCTGATTAGGCTGCGGCTGGGAAACCACTTTCAGGCTGTAATGCTTCGGTACCGTTTCGCCTTGCGCATTCTGCTCGAGCGCAAGGTATTGGAACCACCAACCGGCAAGGTTTTCCGTGATGGTGCGGTCAAGAGTAACCACCCGGCCGCTCACCGCCAACACCTGCCCGCCCAACTGCGCGCCGGCAAAGTGGTTGTCCGCGATTTGGATAATGTCGTAGGGCAGGTGCTTCAGCCCTTCGCGCCCCACGGTAAACGACACCGCATCCTGCTGGCGCAGCCCGGTTTGCAGTATCCATTGCCCGTAACGCACCGCCTGCCCGCGTGTGGTGCAGCCGAACGCGGTTACCGACTGGATATTCAGGCCGTAACGCGCCACTGCCTCCGCATCGGCCACATACTCGGTCTTGCTGCGGTAGCTGTCGTATTTGTCGGCAAAGCGCACCAACACGGCGGTATAGGTGGATTTCAGCGCCACGCCGTTGTAGGCAAACTGCCCGTCCACCACATTGCTGTTGTCGTACTGCGCCACCGGGTCGCCGCCCTGATCCAACAATACCGACAGCTGGTTGCCGTTCCACAGCGGCATACCACAAAAGGCGCTCGCCAGTTCGGTGAGCAGTTCGCCTGCCTGCCGCCGGTCGGTCAGGTAGGCATTGCAGGTAAAGCGCGGCTCCAGCCCGCCGAAGCCGTCCGGCACCATCTCATCACAATAACGGGCTACCTGATACAGGCTCCATTTATCGATGTCTTCCGGCGCCAGACGCAAGGCCAGCGATGAATAGCGCTCTTGTTGTACCAAATCGTAAAGCACCCAGGCCGGGTTATTCGTCCAAGCCGTTTTAAAGCTGCCATCCCACAGCCCGGTATAAGCGCGGGTTTCCGGGTCGTAATTAGAGGGCACTTGCACCTCGATGCCGCGAATCAGGTAATTGCGGCGCGGATTCTGCCCGCCGAACTGGTCGGAATCGATGCTCAAAGCCGCCAGCGCGGTAAACGGGTAGCACAGTTTGGCATCCGTAATCTCTACGTAACTGGCAAAAAAAGTGCTGTTTTGAATTTTGTCGCTGGTGCTGTCCGGTGTGGGGCGTGAAACCTTGATGGAAAACGGCGCCTTCGGCAGCCGGTCGAACACCTCGTCATGGTAAAACGCGCCGCTGCCCTTCTCGGTAAAATTCACCTGCCGATGTTGTTGCACGCCGTCATCGTTCACCAGCTGGATAATCAATGCCGTATCTGCCGCCAGCGTATCGCCGTTATCCTGTATCGCCGCATTGCGCTCCACCCCCACCGTGACCCGCAATCGGGTCGGGCCGCCGTCGGATACGGTGCGGATAACCGGGCTTTGATTTTTCACCGGATTAGACACCGATACCGTGCGCTCCACGCTCTCCCAGCCCGGAATATAGGATTGGTCGGGCGTGCCGCGCTGGAATACCGCCGTTACGCCCTTAAAGTTGTAGCTGCCGTCCGGATTCTGCACCGGCGTATCGTTGAAGAACACGCTTTTAAACGGCGCATCGTTGCCGTTGGCAAACCCGGCCACCACCCCTTCGCTGATTACGTCCACGATGCGCAGCATCTGTGCCGAAGACAACTTATTCGGTGCTTCATACGGCGTGCGAGCGCCGCCACCGCTTTTCTGCCCACCCATGGCCCTTACTCCTAATTCTGCTGCAGTGCCGCCGTGTAATTGCGGGCGCGCACCGAATCATCATTAAAATCCGTGTCGTAATACTGCCCGTTCGGCGCTTTCGCCGCCTGCCCGGCAATCGGCGTTCTCACCAGCCGCAGGGTAACGTCCGCCGCCGTCGGGTTTTGCAGCACCGGGTCGCCGTCGGTATCCACCCGGCGCGACACCACACCCTGCGATGCCACCCGGCTGCCGCAATACACCTCGCCGTAAGCCAGCGGCACCGGCTGGCCCTGCACCGCCGTGTTGTCCAAATTGGAAAACGCCGTATTGCGCCCGGCCTTCTGGCCGCGCTGCTCATTGTCCAATTTCGGCGGCCGCGCCAACATCTGCGCAATCCCGCCCGCCACCAAACCCACACCGGCGCTCATCAATGCCCCGGCTGCCGCCCAGCCGAACGGGTTCCACCACGCGAACGCAATCAACACCACACCGGCGATAATCTGCCCCGCCTTGCCCGCACCCTGAATGCGCGGCACGATGTGCAAAATCCCGCTTTCAGGCTGCCTGAATTCGTGCTCCAGTTCCGCCTCGCAGAAATCGTGTCCGTTGAAGCGCACTTGATAAAAGCCGCTGCCTAAAATCTCCCGAAAGCCGGGCAGTTGGACAAGCAGCGCCCGCAGCGCATCCGCCGGGCTGGCAGCGTGCAAATCAAAACGGCGGCCGTATTCGCGCAGGCCTCCGTGCAAGCAAACTGTAATCATATATACGATACTCAAATAAAAAAGCTCCGCGAGCCCGGAGCTTTTATCGGTTGAAATCTGTTATTTCAATTCATTAAACACGCTTTCGGCGCGTCTTAACGCCTGTACTGCCTCATTTGAATAAATATTCTTATCCAAATGGTAATCTGCTTGAGTGCGTTTACGCTTCAGTTTCTTCAGTAGGTCGGCAACCACTAATAAAGCTTCACCACCTTGCCGTTCAAAATAGAAAATCAGGTTGCTATGCGTGCTACCAGCTTCTTTATAGTCGTATTGGTAGCCATCCTTTACCGCATACTCCAATGCTTTGTGCATGGCCGCGTAATATGCGCGGCCGATACACACCCGATCTTCTATCTCGTTATTGCGTGGCAGGGAGCGGGCGAAATCAAGAAAATCCTGCGCCTGTATCATAAATTTGCACCCGCCAATTCACAGCCGATAACCAGTTTGGATAAATCCAAGTCATGCTCCAGCGCATAGCGCACTTTGGCGCGCGAGATTGCGATATCGCAATCTGCCACTGCTTCAGGATCAGAATCAGGAATAGCCAGCAGTGTTAGGTAGGCGATATTATCGTCAGTATCTATTCTGTCGGCGGAATGGAACAGATTAAATTGCTTCATAACGCGCCCGGCCTCTACCAGAAGCCCCCTCAGATGCTCCTCAGCAACCCCGGATGCAGATAACGCCATAATTATTTCACGTTCTTCTTTCACATTTTTCCCTAATCTTTCCAAACGATCAGTAATTCTGCTCATCAGGTTCAGCTGTCCAGTAAAACAGCTGCGGTTGAAGCAGGCATATAACCGTTCCGGCATATCACCGGCCAAACTGAAAAGGCGTTCCGCTAGTGCATAAGCTTGTTCACGCCGATGCAGTCTGGCGAGCGAATTAAAAAGAAACGCATCCACCACATAAGCGTCATGTGGGCATTGCCGGGCAATATCAAACTTTTTCTCTGCTGCCGATAGTTTCTGATCATCTGTCAAATTATCGTAAAACACAGCCAACGCGCCTAAAGTAACGTAACCAATATAGGCTTCAGATGTATTAAACAATTTCTTCGCTTCATCTGTCAGACGCGCGAGCTTAAAAGGTTTTAGATGCGAAACATAATAGGCTGCATCTAACTCCTTGCTTAAATCGGAAGCAATAGTTTGTGGCTGGATAATTTTCATGTGCCGCATTCTAGCACATGCTAACCACGACACGCCAAATCATTCAGCACCGCCTGCAACATCTCAGGCCGCCATTGCCGGTGCCGCCAAATACTGTGCGTGTGCCGTTGCCAATAAGGCCCGTAGCCATCACGGCGGCTTAATTGGCCGAAAGCATGGTGCAGCATTTCGCCGTTGCCCAAATACAGCAGCACATGCGAAGCCAGCCCGTCGAATTCGGTCAATACCACATCGCCCGGCTGTAAATCGCGCACCCGGTAAAACCCCGCCGCTTCGGCCAGCGCCAAGAAGCGCCCCTGCGCCGCGTCGTCGTCGATTTGGCCGCGCCGCACTGACGGCAGGTCAATCCCCGCCAGATGGTAGGCATCCGCCAGCAGGCTGTAGCAGTCGGCGCGCCCGTAATCAAACACCCGCCCGCGCAGGTGCGGCACGGGTTCAAACACTTTCAGGCTGCCCGACACCGCCAACACCCACGGCAGGCCGAATTCCGCCTGCGCCTGCCGGTCGGCACCCGACAACCACGGCTCGCCCTGCGGGTGCGAATGCACGATGGCGATGACCTTACCTACATCCAAGGCACAAAGCCAATCAGCCCCTGAAATTTCAAAGCGCTCGGTCGGCTCGGCCGCCGCGTTGCCGCAGCGCCGGTACAGTTGTTTCCGCCCGGCCTGCAGCACCAGGCCGCAGCATTCGCGCGGCGCTTCTTTTTCTGCGTGCGCCAAAATCTCCGCCTGCACGTTTTTAGTCAGTTTCATATCAGGCAGCCTTCCCGTCCCCGGTAATGGTAAAACCGATGTTGCTTGGCAGCAGGCGTGCCAAATCAAGATTGCCCGCCACCGTGGTTTTGCAGCCGTTTTTATCGTAATAAAATACCGCTTCGCCCTGTTCTGACTCCAGCATCAGCATCAGATTTCCAGTTTGGTTATTCAGAATAATATTCAAGGATTTAATCATTATGACTGCCTCGCCGTTCAATTTTGAAATGTTTATAGAGCATCTTCCGGTCACATCCATAGAAAGGATGGAATTGGTCAAGTCGGCATTAAGCACCCTTGATGTGATTGGCTCGGTTTTACGTACCCATTTAGCAGCGGAGCAAATCATCGAAGCATGGATTTATGCCGCCTGTAACCGTGCCAATTTTTTTGCTAACACCTCAACCATCTTTGCCGCCAAACGCAAAATTGCCGTAAACCTCGGCTTGCCGAATGCAGTATCCGAGCTGTTCCACAACGTTGCCAGAATCAGAAACCGCTTTGCGCATAACCAATCCGTCACCGAGATTGATGCCGAACTGGTGGCTAAAATCAAAGAACAGTTATTTTCGCTTATGCCGGAATGGCGGCATGACCCAGACATCGGCATTACCTTCTTCCGTAAAGATGGAAGCACCGAGTTTGAAGCGAGATTGAATGACCCAAACCAGCCGCCACACGTTATGCTCGCCATGATCGTGTCTTTTGTGGCTTTGTTCTTAGCAAACAAGACAAAAGAAAAGCATCTATCTATAAAGCCTTGCAGCTACCCGTGCTAATCATGCGCTCAAGGTTTTATCCACCCCCACAAAGCCGCCGAACGGCAGCGCCGCATCCGCGCCGTGCCGCGCCTGGCAGCCGAGAAGCTGGTGGCTGCATTCGTCCTTCAGCGGGTCGGAAGTGGGCATATTGAAGCGGTCGGCCACCGGCTTGCCCTTGTAGCCGCAGGCCTCGCCGCGATAAGCAAACGGGCAGTAATCGTGCAGCATCAGCCGCGCCGGAATCACCGCCCCGTCCGCTTCCGAAGGAGCGGCCAGCTCGAACTGCGCCGATTCGGCGGTAAGCGACACCATCCGCTCCACCAGATACTTGCTCACGATTTCCTGCGCCGGGTCGGCCTGCGGGTTGCCTTGCGCGAAGTTGGCGGCATCCAGAAAGCGGGCATACGTCTGCCGGCGCCATACTTCCGCGCCGATCAGCTGGCCGAACTGCTCGGATATCCACGTGGCTTTTTACTTGGAGAACCCCATGCAAGTAACCCTCTACCAATGCGCCGACGACATCCGCGCCGTTCTCGATGCCCACTTCGACAACGAAACAGAAGCCGCCGACACCCTCGAAGCCGTTATCGGCCAGTTTGAAGTTAAAGCCCAAGCCGTATCCGATATTGACCACGCCAACGAGCGTGGCTTTTTATTCCCGGTGGAAGCCACCGAAATGCAGGATAGGCGGGATGCCCGCCGCCGTTCGATTACCCAGCGCGTAGTCGAGTGCGTCCGGCTCGTGTCCGAATCGAGCGAAAAATGGCTGGTTTGGTGCGACCTCAACGCCGAGCAAGACGCGCTTGAGGATGCTTTCCAGCAAGCCGGTATCAGCGTGGCATCGATTCGCGGCAGCACCGACCTAGAAGAGCGGCTGGAATTAGAGCAGTCATGGCGGCTTGGCGAAACCCAAGTGCTGTTATCCAAAGGCAGCATCTTCGGATTCGGCATGAACTGGCAGCATTGCCGCAATATGGCATTTGTCGGCGTAACCGACAGCTACGAAGCCTATTATCAATCCGTGCGCCGCTGTTGGCGTTTTGGGCAAAGCAAAGAGGTATTTGTCCACATCATCGCCAGCGAAGAAGAAGGCAGCGTGGTAGCCAACATCAAGCGCAAAGAGCGCGATGCCAAAGCTATGGCAGACGAGCTTTCAGCCGCCACCGGAGAGGCGGTGAAAGAATCCGTCATCGGGCAACAACGAATTTTTAATCCATACCAGCGCAACGAAGCCATGCGGCTGCCGGGCTGGTTAATCAGCGAGAACCAAACATGGACATCATCAAACAACAATCAGGCGATAACTGGAGCTTGTACAACGGCGACTGCGTAGAGGTAGTCAGCGGGCTGCCGAGCCAATCCATCGACTATTCGATTTTCAGCCCCCCGTTTGCCAGCCTCTACACCTACAGCAACAGCCCGCGCGATATGGGCAACTGCCGCAGCGATGCCGAGTTCTTCGAGCATTTTTCCTACCTCGTAGCCGAGCTGGCGCGGGTGATGAAGCCGGGCAGAAACGTGTCATTCCACTGCATGCAGCTCCCCACCAGCAAGGAGCGGGATGGCTATATCGGGTTGAAAGACTTCCGAGGCGAGTTAATCCGCTGCTTCCAACAGCACGGCTTTATCTATGCCAGCGAAGTCGTCATCTGGAAAGACCCCGTTACCGCCATGCAGCGCACTAAAGCACTCGGGCTGCTGCATAAAACCGTGCGCACGAATGCCAGCATGTGCCGCCAAGGCATCCCTGATTATCTGATTACCATGCGCACCCCCGGCGACATCACCGATAAAGTCATCCACAACCCAGAACAATACCCCGTGGATAAATGGCAAAAAGTCGCCAGCCCGATATGGATGGACATTGACCCATCTGACACGCTGCAATATCGCAGCGCAAGAGAGCATGACGATGAAAGGCATATCTGCCCACTGCAATTAGACGTAATCCGCAGGGGCGTGGACTTATGGACAAACCCCGGCGATATCGTGCTATCCCCATTTGTCGGCATTGGTTCAGAAGGCTTTGTAGCCTTAGAGATGGGGCGCAGGTTTATCGGCGCGGAATTGAAAGAAAGCTATTTCAATCAAGCTGTGCAGAATTTAGCCAACGCATCCAAACAGGGCGATTTATTCGTTGCATAAGGAGCAACCATGAAAACATTTACCCAAATCCGCGAATGGGCAGAAGCCCGCAACCTTATCGCAGGCAGCGACAGTTTCCGACAGCTGGCCAAGCTCGTAGAAGAGACCGGCGAACTGGCCGCCGATATTTCCCGTGGCCGCCCGCGCCGCCGTATCGCCGACAGCATCGGCGATTGCGCGGTGGTGCTCACCATCCTTGCCGCCCAGAACGGCCTGAAAATTGAGGACTGCATCGCCCAAGCCTATGACGAAATCAAAGACCGGCGCGGCGTGATGAAAGACGGCGTGTTTGTGAAAGAGGAAGATGTGCAATGACCCCCGAAAGAATCGAACAAGAGCGCAACGCGTTTGAAGGATGGTTCTACGAGAACATATGCGGCATACAATTGCCTCTTAATAAATCCGAAATTGGACGTTATTGCAATTTCTACACAGAAGATATGTTTACCGCATGGTGCGCCGCGAAAAGCCATGCAGAGCAATCCGAATGGATAAGTGTGAAGGATAGGCTGCCTGAAAGCAGCAAAAGATATTTAACCTTCAGTTCTTTCTACATGCGAATCGTTACTGCCTATTACAGCGTAGACAGAAGGATGTGGTTAGGAGTATGCCGTACTGACGGAATCACGCATTGGCAACCGTTCCCCGCCCCGCCCACCACAAACCCCGCCGCGTAATGCGGCTTTAATTTTGGAGATTGAATCATGGAAAACTTATTCAGCCAGCCGATGCGGGTATCAATTAATCTTGTCGGATTGGACGGCGACGCTTTTGCGTTGATGGGCAAATTTCAAAAGAATGCCCGCCGCCAAGGTTGGGAACGCGAAGAAATCAAAAAGGTTTTAAATGAATGTACCAGCGGGGATTATAACCATCTTCTCTGCGTATTGATGGCTCATACGGAGGCCGTGTAAAAATGGCACTATTTCATTTTGGGACAATCGCTGTTGATTTCAGCAAATACGCAGGAACTTATGTTCGCATACAAGTAAGTCGTAATGATGTAATTGCAACCCTGCGACACGTTAATGTTGAAGGGGATTCGTATTTGTCTAAATTGGAACAAAACGATGTGGTTTCGGCTATTGAAATGGCAACATTGATGAATGTTCCCGTAGAAATTGAAAGTATTGAACAAGGGGTCTGAAAATGACAGCACATAAACACGCAGCATTGATGCTGCAATACGCACAAGATGCCGCCGAAACGGATACTCCGTGGGAGCGGTGGGAAACTTCGGAATCGAAAACCAAAATAGGCGATGAATGGGTGCAAGACTGGGAGGATTTGACCGAGAATCCAGACTGGCACCCAGATGTAGGATACCGCCGCAAGCCACAAGTAACCCGTGTAGGGCGGCATGAGTTCCCGAGACCCGTCAGTCGTGGATTATCCGAAATGGACAAATTCTACATGGTTATTCAGCGTACCGATGCATTTGAGGCAAAACGCTGCGTATGGGCAAGCACTAAGCAAGACATGGATGCTCTCGAAGCAGGATTCATTCATCTGTCCCGTGAAGCCGCCCAAGCCCACGCCGATGTATTGAACGCAATCTGTAGAGGAGATGTGGAATGAAATTATGGCTCATTGATATTATCCACGCCATAGACGGCATAGCCAATGCCGTCTTTTTGTTTTGGTCTGTGTACTACGCGGTGCACATGATTAAATTTCATACCATCCCCGGGCTGAAATTCCGCTATAGATTGATGTATGCCCTGTCTATTTTGGGCGTGTTATTTATCCCAAGTAAAGCCACGTTGGAGATATTGATTCACTAGGCCGCCTTCGGGCGGTTTTGATTTTGGAGAAAAAATGCGATCAGAATATCCGGAAAAGTACAGAGTGCAAAGAGCACCTTGGTTATCCAAGAAAGGAGATAGAAACGGTTTATTCCATTTGCCGTACATCAAAGGCAAAAAACGTGAAGTATTGAACGTAATGGTAGGAGTTGGTCTGGGGTGGGAACATGTTAGTGTAAGCCTTCCACAT